AGATGGTCAAGAAATACTAAGAAAGGAAATAGAATGAGTGTGTTGTTTTTTACAATGGGGATATTAATCTTGGCCGGGATCTTGGCCGCAATCTTGGAGCATGGACAATGAAATACTTTGCAACATTTATAGAGAGTGGCACCAACTATCGGTGTTATATCGAAGCAGAAACAAGAGAGGGGATACAGGCTAAGCTTCTTGGCCGTGTCTATCCACCAAAGCAAGCAACCATTGCCATTTATGAGACGAAGGTCTACAAAGAACATGCAACAGTGAAAAGGATGTCCAATGTTTAGTGTGAAGGTCTTTGATGGTAGCATGTTGGTCTGTTGGTATTCTACACCACGCAAGATAGATGCTGAAAGATATATGGATGACTTGCTAAACAGAAAGTTTGACTTGGAAGAATTGAAACACCTACGGGTAGAGATGGAGGAAGTGTGATGCACAGTTACTACAGAAATACGATTGAACAGGTGGAGGCTGCTGACTGGATCATGCCACAGAAAGAATGGTCCTACATAGAGGACGAAATAAAGGCCGTGGAGAGGGCATTGGACGAGGCCATGTGGGAGGGTGAGGCAGATCGGTCTAGGCTACTCACAGATGAGCTAAGGATCTTACAAACATCTCTTAGACTTGGGGAGGAATATGTCACAAGCTGGTGAGGTAGTCGGGGTGGTGGTGTTGTTGGCATTACTGATGCGGTTTGATCTGATACTTTATGTGCTGTATCTTTTTTCTAGGTATGTGAAGAAAGTTGTTGACAGATGAAAGATCGTGGATATAATAGACTTGTTCTGGCCCCCCGGATATATATCTATAAGGATAGATGCTATGAATAGATTAACACATCAACCATGTCCCTTTGAGGATTGCTCTAGTAGTGATGCCTTTACATACTGGACGGATGATATGAATGGTAAATGCTTATCTTGTGATAGATCATACCCACATAGAGGTATGGTGTTGCAGGATTGGGCAAGAGATAAATACCCCTTGAAAGAAAGAGAGGACAACGTGACAGTATTACAGACACAACTTCTAACACCTAAGATCATGCAGTATAGAGGTGTTAAGGAAAAGACTATGGATTTCTATGGGGTGCAAAGCTTTGTAGATGCAGAGGGAGAGATACAGAAACAAGCTTACATCTATCCATCAGGTGGACGTAAGATGCGTACCATGCCCAAAGACTTTAGGACAGAGGCAGGGTTCAAGAGTGATGAACTGTTTGGCATGGATAAGTTCAATGCTGGATCTGCTAGGCTTGTTGTTGTAACAGAGGGAGAGGTTGATACCCTGTCTGCATTCCAGATGCTTGACCATAAATATCCATGTGTATCCTTACCATCTGCGTCACCATCCAAGAAGTTATGGCAAGGTGCTGCAAAAGAATGGCTCAATAGCTTTGATAAGATTGTGTTGTCGGTTGATACGGATGATGCAGGGAATGCAATAGCAGATAAGATAGCCAACCTGTTTCCGAATAAGGTGTATCGAATACCGCATGACAAGTACAAGGATGCCAATGAGTTCCTAGAGTCTGGTGCTGCAACGTCCTATCGATCTGCATTCTACAACGCAAAGAAGTATACACCACAGAATGTATGGAATACACCTGAACAATTCTTAGGCATCCTGCACGAAGAAGACGATGCAATGTACCTACCCACAGGTATTGCAGCCTTTGACGAGGTAGCCTTAGGGCTAATGCAAGGACACTTGACAGTGTTCCAAGCACCCGAAGGTATTGGTAAGACAGAGTTCATGAGGTACCTAGAGTATCATATGTTGTCCAAGCACACAGATATTCCCATTGCTATCTGTCACCTTGAGGAGACAAAGAAACGTGGGTTGCTGGGGCTAGTGTCCTACAAGCTACAACGTAACCTTACCCGCAAGGATCTGATCGACGAGGCACAGATGGGGGAGGAAGTGGATCAGGCATTGATTGAATTGACAGAGAAAGAAAACCTTTACCAGTTTACTATCGGGGTGGACGAAGATCCAATGGAGATACTAAACAGGATCAGATACTTTAGTCAGGCATGTGGTGTGAAGTATGTATTCTTCGAACCTATCCAAGACTTGGCCTACTCAAGGCAGGGTGACGAGAGTATCGAGAAGTGGTTGTCGGCTTTGTCCGTACAGCTATCCCGTATGGCGGCTGAGTTAAACGTAGGTATCGTAACCATCGCCCATGAGAACGATGACGGGCAGATAAGGGATTGTCGGACGATTGGTAAACGTGCTAGTGTTGTTGTCAAGTTAGAGAGGGATAAGATGTCGGAGGATGACGATGACAGAAACACCACCAAACTCTTGGTCACAAAGAACAGACCAGCAGGAACAACAGGACATGCAGGATCACTCACCTTCGACGGAGACACCTTCATGCTCAGAGAAAAGTTTGATAGATTCTCCTGATGATCCGCATGATGAAGTCATACATTGGATAGGTAAGTTATGAAGATAGTAGCAATGGACATAGAAACAGATAGCTTAGATGCTAAACACATCTGGGTTATCTGCTCAAAGGATGTCAACACAGGTGAGGCCCATGTGTTTAGGAACCTTACCTCTGATGCTGCAGAGATGCAGAGATTTAAAACCTACTGCAAGGGGGTGAGCAAATATGTTTTTCACAATGGCATTGGTTTTGATGTGCCTGTCATTAATCGTTTACTTGGAGATACCATTCAACCCAGTGCTGTTGTTGACACTCTTGTTGTCTCTCGTCTTGCTGACTACAATATATCTATGGGTCATAGCCTAGATGCATGGGGCAAGAGACTTGGACTGTACAAGGGTGACTTCAAAGACTTCGAAGGTGGCTTGACACAAGAGATGGAAGACTACTGCATCAATGATGTAGAGGTGACTGTTAAATTGTTCAACAAATTCAAGGGTATGATCTTCGACAAGCAATGGTCTAAGGCTCTACGCATGGAGCATGACATTCAGATCATCTGCCATGACATGCACACCAATGGGTTTAAGTTTGACGAGGACATGGCAGAGGAATATCTGGGCGGTGTGCTAACACGCATGGCAGAGTTAGAGGCACAGTTCCAGATCGACTTCCCGCCTAAGCTTGTCGAGGTCAACCGTATCAAGTATCGGATGAAGGCAGATGGTAGCCTGTACAAGAATGTAACGGATGCCCTTGGCAAGTACAGTAAGACATACAAGGATGGGGAGGATCTGGTATGCATGGAGTATGTACCATTCAATCCCGGATCTACACCACAGAGGATCGACAGGCTGTGGGATGCAGGGTGGCAACCAGTGGACAAGACCAAGGGGTATCTAAAGTTTGAACGTGAACGGATACCAGATCAAACACGGTCAGCTAAGTTTGCCAAGTATGGGTGGATGTGCAATGAGACTAATCTCAACACACTACCTGATGATGCACCCTCAGGGGCTAAGGCATTGGCTGAGTGGTTGACACTAGAAGGTAGACGATCCAGTCTTGACGAGTGGTTGAAGTGTGTAGGCAAGGACGGTAGAATACATGGTAAGTTCCATCACATTGGGGCATGGACGGGTAGGCTGTCACACTCTGCACCTAACCAAGCAAACATCCCTGCAGCCTTCCACGGCACACCGAAGACAGATGTGGAGAGGGTGAAGGCTAAGTATGACGGACCATTCAGAGGATTGTGGACGGTAGAAGAAGGCAACTATCTTGTGGGTACAGATGCAGAAGGTATCCAGCTACGCATACTGGCAGACCTGATGGAGAGCCAAGAGTACATAGATGCTATCATCACAGGTAAGAAGGAAGACGAGACAGACATCCACAACCTAAACCGTAAGGCTCTTGGCCTACCACATATCACCAGAGATATGGCTAAGACTTTCATCTACGCCTTCCTGCTAGGTGCAGGTACTAACAAGATCGGGCAGATCCTCAAGACATCTACGGGTCAGGCTGGTCAGGCTGTTAACAACTTCATGGATAGTATCACTGGCCTCAAGAAACTAAAGACTAAAGTAATTCCTGCCATTGCAGAGAGAGGCTACTTCAGAGGGTATGACAGTCGCAGGGTTGTTGTCCCGAATGAACATAAGACCTTGGCAGGTATGTTGCAGAATGGTGAAAGTACCATCATGAAGTGGGCTACCCGCAAGTGGATAGAGGATGCAACAAAAGAAAAGATTAAGTTCAAGCTGGTCACATGGCCGCATGATGAATGGCAGACAGAGGTAGAAGGATCGTTAGATGCAGCAGAAAGATTAGGGGAAATACAACGTAACTCTATTGAGTGGACAGGCTTAGAGCTAAACATCATGTGCCCCCTTGCAGGTTCTACAGATATTGGTAAATCTTGGCTTGACACACACTAGAATATAAGATACAAACGAATCACGAAACGCCAGCATAGGAGATTAGCATGGCAAAATATCAAGACGTAACAACTACAGGCACCATCGAGTGGGCACGAATCTTTGAGAACAACCGTGACATGAATGGTTACGAAGGTTCCTATGTGGAATGTGAAGGTGCATACACATTGAACCAGATCTTATCTAAGGATGAGTTCACAAAGCTTCAGGCCACAGGGTCACAGAAGAAGCCTAACCAGAAACGACTGATGGAAGGTCAACTGTCTATCAAGTTTGAACGTAAGCACAAGGTCACTCGTCGTGATGGTTCTGTCTTACCTCAAGCAGGTGGAGCACCAAAGGTAACTGATGCTGATGGTAATCCTTGGACAGAAGAGATGGGTCTGATCGGCAATGGATCTACTGCAGAGGTGACTAACCTTATCACCACCTTCAAAGGTCAGGATGGTAAGATGTATAGTCGTACCACACTGACTGGTCTTAAAATCCTTGAGCACATCAAGCATGAGGAGAAAGCAGAGGAGATGGGTTGGTAATGGAAAACATTATCCTGAATATAATTGCTGCCTTTGTATTGGGGATGACAGTAGCATTCCTGATTGAGACACATCAACTGAAGAAGAAAATTAAACAGATATTGGAAGACTAAAAATGATTGTAGCATCTTACATTGATCACATGGGTACTGACTTGTCGGTAGTCAACAGTGCACGAGTTTCCTTCGGTAAGAAGTCTGACTTCATGCCAAGGGTGCATAACGGTGAGGCTAAGGTGCTACAACCAAAGGACGCCAAGTTGATCAAGTACCTAGCTAAACACAAGCACCTCTCACCCTTCGGACATGCCTTTGCATCGTTCCACGTTAAGGCACCTGTGTTCGTAGCTAGGCAACTTGTCAAGCATAAGTTCTTACGTTGGAATGAGATTAGTCGTAGGTATGTGGACAGTGAAGTTGAGTTCTTCTCACCTAAAGAATGGAGAGGACGTAGTGCTGACAAGAAGCAAGGGTCTGCTGGTGTCGTGGAAGTTAGAGGTAGTGTACCAGTTGGTAGGGCTATGTATGCTTGCAAAGATGCTTATGAAGGTTTACTTAAAGCTGGTGTCTGCCCAGAGCAAGCCCGGATGGTGCTACCCCAGAGCATGATGACTGAGTGGTACTGGTCAGGTAGTTTGGATGCATTTGCTGACATGTGTAACCTACGATGTAAGCCCGACACACAAGCAGAGACAGCAGAGGTAGCATGGGATATTGATCGTATGATGATTAAATTATTTCCTGTAAGTTGGAAAGCATTGAGGGATAGTGACTGATGAGAGGTAATATCAACGGAGCAATCAAGGCGTCAGCTATTGTAGCATTACTTATAGCTGCACCGCCCGTACTAATAGCAATGACATACGATGAGTATCCAAAGTACTGCAAGCTATCGATCTTACTACCATGTATAGGAGTTAGTAATGACTAAGAAACTAAAGAAATGTGTAAGCTGTGGTGGACCTGCCAAAGAAGACTTCTGTGATTTTTGTTTAAGGGAAGAGTGATGTACACTGTAGAGTTTGAATCTGATGCATCTGTTGTCACAACCTTAGATGATAACAACAAGTTTGAGGATGTTGAGTTGGTGATTGCAGAGGATGGTACTGTCTACCTCAGACAATTCGATGAGGCTATGCAAGAACATCAGATAATTTACATGTCCTACCAACAGATGATGGATCTTATGGCATCCCTTCAGTCACCAGAGGGTGCCTTTAGATTGCATATGCAAAACAAATGATAGATACAACAAATGCAATACTACTTATCAATCTAGTTATCAGCCTATACTTAGCTTGGAAACTCTACATCATTGAAGAAGAGCTTGACGAGTTAGCTGGTTGGTCTATAATAAGCATCATAAACATAGCAAAGAAGTTAGGAATACTAGATGAAACAGATAACGACACTCGTAGATGATATGTATGAAGTGATCCGGGGTGAAGGTGGCTGGGATGGTACCTCAGGCAGTCTCCTTGGTAATGGTATTGCATTGACTGCGAACCAAAGGTTTAGCAAACCACAGGAACCCAGAGGATACCTCTCCCTGTCCTCTGTCGGTACAGCCTGTAGACGTAAGCTTTGGTACAAGGTCAACAAGTCTACCGAAGCAGAGCCTCTGGGTGCTAACACACTCTTGAAGTTCTTCTTCGGGGACATGATTGAAGAGCTTGCCTTGACGGTAGCTATGGCTGCTGGTCATGATGTAAAGGGGCTACAGGGCAAGCTAAACGTACACGGTATCAAAGGACATCGTGACGCAGTGATCGACGGTATGACAGTGGATGTTAAGTCAGCCAGTCCATACGCCTTCAAGAAGTTTAAAGATGGTACACTTCGGGATGACGATCCCTTCGGTTACATCTCACAGCTATCTTCCTATGTCTATGCAGGTAAGGATGATCCTCTTGTCACTAACAAAACTGCAGGTGCATTCCTTGTTATTGATAAAGTTAACGGACACATCTGCTTAGATGTCTATGACTTCGAAGAAGAGTTGAAGACCAAAGAAGAAGAGATGGAAGCAGCTAAGGCCATGGTCAAAGGGGAGATCCCAGAAGAACGTATCCCACCTGTACCTCAAAGCAAGACATCACCCAACACACGCCTTGATGTTTCCTGTAGCTACTGTGAGTTCCGTAAGCTATGCTGGCCTGAGGTTCGTACCTTTCTCTACGCCAATGGCCCTCTCCATCTGGTGGATGTTGTCAACACACCCCAAGTGTACGAGGTGCAGAATGAAAGTTAGAAGTGCAAAGGATAAGGGACGTAGGCTGCAGAACCTAGTAAGGGATAGGATCTTGCAGTCCTTCCCTGAATTAGAGCTTGACACTGACATCCGTTCTGCTATCATGGGTGAGACTGGTGAGGATATAAAGCTGTCAAAGAAGGCTAGACTTTTGTTTCCGTACAGTGTTGAATGTAAGTCACTAAAGAGTATGGCAGTGTTTAGATACTTGGAGCAAGCACAAAGTAATTGTCCTACAACTGCAATGCCTCTAGTGGTTATAAAAGAAAACAGAAAGAAACCTCTGGCAGTCATAGACTTTGAATACTTTATGGGGATGATCGATGATACTAAAGATACATAGAATAGTCGAAGGACCATTTGAAATGGAAGAGACAATGTGTTATAATTTGTGTCTTGTTGAATATCCTAACGGCTATACGGCACACGAGGAAATCATCTACGAAAGTTTCGATGAAGCTTACGAAGACATCAAGAAACTTTCTTCAACAATAGATCCCATAGAGATAGAGTTCGATGTTTGATTTTGAGAGTAAGTTACGGGCATTGGTAGAGAACTATGGATTAGCCTATCTACTAGAAGACAACGAGATCACCGAAGAGTTTGTCATTAAGTTCTTAATAGAAGAAAGAATGATAAGCTTTGAAGATTACTTTAACACAGATGCAGAGATGCAATATTGGAAAGAGATGGAAGAATGATGAGCTTTAAAGAATATAAAGAATACTTGGACATGTACTCTGATTGGGTAGAAGGTAAGATTATGACCAAAGGTAATGATCGTATCTTTGAGAACACCCTTGGATTGGTGGGCGAAGCTGGGGAAGTAGCAGAGAAAGTCAAGAAGATGTTACGTGACAAGGCCCGTTACAGCAATGAAGAACTGCTGCACGAGCTAGGGGATGTGTTGTTCTACACTACAGCATTGGCTAATATCTACGGTGGTACACTCAAGTCTGTCATGGAATTGAACATGGAGAAATTAGACGGACGTGTAAAACGTGGCACACTACGGGGATCAGGTGACAAACGATGAGATGGATCTGGCGATACTGGAATTATCTACGGACATGGCGACAACACCGTGAGACAATCAAACAACTAAACCAACTGACAGACAAAGAACTAAATGACATTGGAATATCTAGGACAGATATTGATAGATTAGTTTGGTTACAAGAAGACTTAACAATGCGGGCACGAGGAAGAAATACTTATGGCGAATAACTACCTACCAACAGACTACCAATCTTTTATCCATACTTCTCGTTATGCCCGTTGGCTTGAGGACGAAGGACGTAGAGAGAATTGGGGTGAAACAGTTAAGAGGTACATGGACAATGTTGTTCGTCGTGCCTTAGACATTGACACCATTGCTATTGCCTCTGAGCTTGAGGAAGCTATCCTAGACCTATCTGTCATGCCTTCTATGAGGGCCATGATGACTGCTGGCCCAGCCTTAGATCGTGACAACACAGCAGGTTACAACTGTAGTTACCTACCCGTAGATGACCCTAAGTCCTTCGATGAGGCTATGTTCATCTTGTTGTGTGGTACTGGCGTTGGCTTCAGTGTCGAGAGGCAGTTCGTTCAAAAGCTTCCAGAGATCCCTACGTTGTTCGATAGTGAGACTGTTATAGTCGTAAAGGATAGCAAGGAAGGTTGGGCTAAGGCTCTCCGTCAATTGATTGCACTCCTGTACAGTGGTGAGATTGCTAAGTGGGACACAACTCGTGTTCGTCCAGCAGGTGCCAAGCTAAAAGTATTCGGTGGCCGGGCCTCTGGACCTGCACCTCTGATAGACTTGTTTAACTTTGTTGTCAAGGCTTTCAAGGATGCACAGGGACGTAAACTATCTTCAATCGAATGCCATGACATCATGTGTAAGATCGGTGAGGTTGTTGTTGTAGGTGGTGTACGTCGATCAGCAATGATCAGTCTATCTAACCTAAGTGATGATCGTATGCGTCATGCTAAGTCAGGCAAGTGGTGGGAGAATGAACCTCAACGTGCCTTAGCTAATAACTCTGTGAGCTACACAGAAAAACCAGATGCTGTCTCATTCATGCGAGAGTGGATGGCCTTAGTAGAAAGTGGGAGTGGTGAACGTGGCGTATTCAATCGTCAAGCAAGTAAAGTCCAAGCTGCAAAGAATGGGCGGCGGGATACTGACTATGAGTTTGGGACTAACCCATGCAGTGAAATCATCTTGCGTCCTAATCAGTTCTGTAATCTTACGGAAGTTGTTGTCCGTGCTACGGATAGTGTGGAAGATCTGGAACGTAAGGTCCGTCTGGCAACTATTCTGGGAACAATCCAATCAACCTTCACCAAGTTTCCGTATCTGCGAAAGGTGTGGACTACCAACACAGAAGCAGAACGCCTGCTCGGTGTGTCACTCACAGGGATAACAGACAATCCCTTGATGACAACAAAGAACAAAGGCTTGGAGAAGACACTTGAGCACTTACGTTCCGTGGCTGTTGATACTAATGCTGAATGGGCTGACCGCCTTGGTATACCTGTTGCTGCTGCTATTACATGCGTCAAACCGTCAGGGACGGTCAGTCAGTTGGTGGATAGTGCCAGTGGCATACATGCTCGCCACAGTCCCCATTATATCCGTACTGTCCGTGGTGACGTTAAAGATCCCTTGACACAGTTCATGAAGGATCAGGGTGTACCAAGTGCTCCTTGTGTCATTAAACCAGACCAGACTGTTGTATTCAGTTTCCCAGTGAAGTCTCCCAAGGGTGCTTTAGTTACTACTGATCTTACTGCTATCGAACAGTTAGAGATGTGGTTAGCCTATCAACGTCATTGGTGTGAACACAAACCTAGTGTGACTATCAACGTCAAGAAGGATGAATGGTTCGAGGTGGGTGCCTTTGTGTACAAATACTTTGATGAGATGAGTGGTGTATCATTTCTTCCATTCAACGAACATACTTACCAACAAGCACCATACCAAGATGTAGGTAAGCATGACTATGAAACTCTGTTGTCCTGTATGCCAGATGCTATTGACTGGTCAAAGCTTTCAGAGTATGAACAAGAAGACAACACCGTAGCCATGCAGACGATGGCTTGTTCAGGTGATGTTTGTGAAATCGTAGATCTAACATAAGGAGTTAACATGACAGGAATAGAAGTATACGCAGTAGTCGTTACTGTAATTGCCTTGCTAGAAATCTTCGCAACATGATCAAACGACCATTCAACAGAGCCTTGTATGAAGCTTACGATGCTAAGGCTAAAGAAACTCTGGTGTCCCTTCTCAAGAAGAAGGGGCATACCATCGTCAACACAGAAGAGAACTACAACGTAGATGTGGTGACAAAGAAGAAGGACTACACATACTTCAATGAAGCTGAAGTTAAGGTAGCTTGGAAAGAAGATTGGCCTACCCATTGGGCAGAGATCCGTATCCCTGAACGTAAGGGTAGGCTTGTTAAGATGTACCAGAAGCAGAAGGGTGTACTAAACTTCTACATCTTTCGTAATGACATGAAGCAGGTGTGGAGAATCAAGGATACCCTACTGACTGAGGACAACCTCAAGGAAGCTAAGGGTAGATATATCACCAAAGGTGAGAAGTTCTTTCACATTCCATACACTGCAGCAGAGTTAATAGACATCTAATGGTACAACAAGAACCTAAACGTACTCGACGTAAGACTAACTATAAAGGGGCGGCTCAGAAGAAAACTTCTGGGCTGCTTCCTCGTACACAAAAACAGAAAGAGTTTATAGATGCCCTCAAAGACTTCACCCAAATCTTTGTCCTTGGTCCTGCGGGGACTGGCAAAACGTATGTCACTGCTACTATTGCTGCCGACCTCTACACGACGAAAGAAGTTGATAAAATCGTCATCACAAGACCTCACGTTGCCGTAGGTAAAGAGCTAGGGTTCCTCAAGGGTGACTTGACTGAGAAGACTATGCCTTGGGCATTGCCCGTATTAGATGTATTGGAGAAGCACCTTGGAAAAGGAGCAGTTGAAACAGCAATCAAGAATGGTAACATTGAAATGGCACCTCTTGCTCTTATGCGGGGCCGTAGCTTCGATGATGCTTTTATAATTGTAGACGAGACACAGAACATAACAACACATGAACTTAAAATGTTGTTGACAAGGGTGGGAGAAAATAGTACAATCGTTCTTAACGGTGACGTACAACAGTCAGACTTGAAGGAAGCTGATGGCCTGTCTAAAGTTATTCACCTAGCTAAGAAGCATATGCTACCTGTTCCTATTATTGAGTTTGGTGTAGAAGACATTGTACGGTCAGACATATGTGCTCAATGGGTTAAAGTATTTATGAAGGAGAACCTATGACTGATGTTGTAAATAGACCAGCACACTACGGTGATGGACAGATAGAATGCATAGACTATATGAAGGACAACATGGATGCGATGATGTTCTTGGGATACTTGGAAGGTAATACTAAGAAGTATCTCCATCGTTACAGGTATAAGGGAAAGCCTGTTGAGGACTTGAAGAAAGCACAATGGTACTTGAATAGACTTATACTTGAAATGGAAGGAGAGAACTAATGATAGCAGCTTTAGTATTAGCCTGTCTTACAGATGGCTCTGTCTGTAAAACATTTACTGGCCCAGAGATGTACAAGACAAATGCAGAATGTCAACAGAGCTTAGGGATTGGCATCACACTTATCGAAGAACGAGGGTGGCTTGTTGTAGACTACTCTTGTTATGATTGGGGTGAGTCTACATAAAAAAAAGAGGAGCTTAACGGCTCCCCTTCCTTTTCTTACCTGATGCTGTTGTGGACCAAGATACTCTCTTCGGTCCTTTCTTTTTGGCAGCTTCCTTCTTACTGATGCTACCTGCTACCGCCTTGGGTCTGCAAGCAGGGTATCCCCGTTTCTCACCCTTGGATCTGCCACAGGGCTTACCTGTCTTGACATCGACCCATTGCTCACCGAACCATTTACCTAGACCACCCTTAGCCATTACTTCTTCACCCTGTTGTCTTTGCCCCGCCAGCCACCACCTTTAGACTTATACCACTTGGATGCCCAAGCATTAGCATAAGCTGATGGGTAGACTTTGAACTTCTTCTTTGCCTCTGACTTAGCTCTTGACCATAGAGCAGGTTTAGTTGGTGTAGGTCCAGCCATCTTACTTCCCCTTAAAGCTCTTAATAGTTTTCTTTTGGGTTTCATACTTACTAAAAGGCATTTGACGAGCAGGTACCGGGGGGCCAACGGGAGTTGTTTTCCCAAGACTTTGTGAAATCTTACGTTTGTAAGGAAGTTGGAATAACTTTTGACCACCTAATCCTGCAGGAGATTTAGGGTCTTTTTTAATCTTTGGTGTACGTGGTGCTTTCATTAGATTAACCTTTCTTAGTTTTATAATCTATCCATGTAGTAGAGAAGTGCTAGTAAACCAAGACCACAAGTGATGATGGTTACAATGAATATCAAACCCCACAACAACATAGATTCCCAGAACTCTTCAGATCGTTTTCTCTTATCTTCCAGTTCTTTCTTACGTTTAACCCGTATATCTTTCCTAAGGTTTAACAATTCTTGGTAAGCTGAGTAACCTCTAGTGGCTATGATAATCTCTCTTAGTTGGTTCTCAAGATCCTCTGCTTGCTTCCGAGCAACAAAGGTATCTAAAGCTTCCTCATTCGCAGATGAAAAGATACTACTTCTCTTCTTCTCGTGGTCCCCTTTAACCTCATCAATAGCATCGAAGAGACTTCCTAAGTCCTTAGCCAGTGAGGTTATCTCTTTACCTGCTGCCACACCAGCCTTCACAGCACTGAAACTTGCTAGTGCAATACTAATCGGGTCCATCTAACTTACCTCAGGCAATAACGAAATTAACTATCTGACCAGTTGGTTGTCTAAGCTTAGTGTAGTCAGGGCCGTAAGCATAGGGTTTATTCATTTCTATTTTCTGGACTATCTCTGCAGGACTGAGTTCTTTAGCTTTCTTCTTCAATGGCTCTTCACCCCTACCATTCTCAAAGACTACATTGGTATGTGTCTGAAATGGCATGTTGGGTAGAGGGAAGTAGGATATAAGTGTGTTGTTTACCATTTGACTTTGTTAGCCCAATAGGCTGCACTCATCTTACCCTTCTTGATGTTCTTAGCATGACGGGCTTTGAATGCTTTGTTCCGGGCTGACCCAGCAGGGCTACCCTTCACACCTTGTTGTCCAAACCTAATGATCTTTTCCTTACCACCTTCACATGCTTTGACAACATGAGACTTCTTAGGGTGATTAGGAGTGCTCTTAGGCTTGTTGCACTTCATCTTTGACTTATCTAGTTTAGCCATTACAAGCTGCCCTCCACTTAGCAGAGAAGTTGTCTACCTCTAGGATAGTTTGTGTTGTATCATCCCGTGATACAGTTGGCAGGGGTATGCTACAAACAGCATCAACGGAGTTGATCGTTGTCCCGCAACCTGTCAAGAGCAGCATCCCTATCAGTGTTAACTTCAACTTCATCAATCTTCTCTCTCGTTTCTTTGTAAGCCTTTAGGTTCTGCACCTTCTGCTTCGTCTTCTCTTTCTGGCGTCCAAACTGAATCGCCCCAAAGAGCACCACTAAGACACCTAAGGCACCTGCCACAAGGCGTTGTACTCGTGAGCCAACAATCAGGTTGAATAGCCACATCTTATTCCCCTGTTGGTCTAGCCATCGGGCGTAGAGATTCCATTGGAGCACTTGATACAGGTTCCACAGCTATTTGATCCTGAGGTACACCAAAGGAACTAGCTCTTGCGATAGCTTCTCTACGTGTAACTGTACCATCTTTACTAATATCTAAGCTTTTGTTAGCATCGTAAGCATCAGAACCTCTACGGTATAGAACATAGTCATCGTCTTTACCTATGCCTCTAGGGTAGTGGATAGCCATGTACAGATCACCGAAGTTTTTAATTCTGTTTTTGTAAGGCTTCAGGTAAGCTTCTACAAACTTCATCTGTTCCTCACGAGACATTGCAGCTAGTTCTGATGTTGTTGTACCCAGACCCTCTGCTGTGCTTTCTAAGAACTGGATCAAGCCTGTTGCAGAGGATGTCCTAGACTTCTCACTTGGAGAGAATGATCCGATAGTCTCAAACCCTATGATCCGTAGTAGATCTGTTGAGTCAATACCCGGAATACCTTCAGCCACCCGATTAACTTCATTAAGGAATGGTGCATCTATTCGTACATCTTCTGGTACATTAATTCCTTCTACTGCAGGTGGTACAACAGCCTCTTGCACATCTCTCACAATTGCAGAGACTTCTTCATCTGTTGACAGAGCATTCAGAGTTTCGTTAATAACTCCGATAGAAGTACGACGATCAAGAGCTTGTTCAAGATTGTATAGACCAGCTACTTGAACTACGTCCGTAACGTCTGTCATACGTTTGAAACCATCTTCAACTGCTACAGCTAAGTCACCTCCGTAGTATCTGTCTAAAGATCTGGTGAACTCTTGGATACGGATGCCAGAAGCACGTTGAGATAGAGCTTCCATGTCAAGATCGTAGTTATTCCCATTCCAAGATGCTAGGCTATTACCTTCGATAGAAGCAAGGTTACGTTCCTGACGTACCAGTTCTGTATTCAAGCCACTGCGTACATAAGTACGGGCAACAGCAGCACCTTCAGGATCTACACCGTCTAAATTGCTAATGTTCTGGATGAAGTTAGGGTTGGCAACAAGCTGACGTAGGAACGAAGATGATAAGAACTCATCATTTTCCATTGACATCATAACTGCACCAATACTTGCAGCATTCTCTACAAACTGTTGACGTCCTTCTGGACGTTGTAAAGAGTTGTTGTCGGTCAAGCTAGTTAGTTTACCTGATGCCTTCAGTGCATCGAAGTGTTCTTGTGGGGATAGACCAGAAATCTTAGCTTCTACTTCTGGTGGTAAACTCTGGATGGTTGCATCACCCTCTATTGCACCGCCTAATGGTACTTCATTCTGCTCAAGGATATGGCCGAAGAGTTGAGGTTGTGCAATGTCAAGATTAATACTCTTGCTAACATCCATTATAAATGTTTGTGCATCGGCACCCATCAAGCTCATCAGAGATGTCGGGTCTTTGATTGCAGATGCTGCAGCAAGGATAGATTGAGTAGAACCACCACCTTCTGCGAGTAGAGCATCAGAGAATGCTGTTGTAATTTCTTCAAACAATACATCAGAACTTGAAGCTTTAGTCAGCATTGTAAACATATTGTCTACATTGGTGATCTTAGCTTGTGTAGCTTTCCACTGATCATCAGTTATTGCAGTAGGACGAGACAACTGTACTTTGTATTGTGCCCATTGAGCTTGTAGGTTAGCAATACTTTGTGGGCCTACTCTTTGACCAGACTGTGTGGTTTGAACTAGACCACCCATACCTACGTTTACAAAAGTATCAACAGCCTCTGCATATGCAGCCTCAGTTTGCACTGACCACTTGTATCCAGCCTCTGCTTTAGAACGAGCAATAACATCTGCTGCAGCCTGAACAGTAGCCTTCTGGCCGATAGCATACTCAATCCGTTGGTCATCTGTAGCATCTTCTGGAAGTACAGCATAAGAGGCTATAAAGGATGCTTGCACATCAGAATCCTGTAGTGCATTCTCCATCATGAATGCTTCTGGATCTCTTCCATAACCAGCCCATTGCCGACCAGTTGTTGTTGTATAAACAGATTGGAAGTCTGTATCAAACTCAATACCTGCTGTAGCAAAGTTCTTGGCAAGTTGACGTTCTGCAATAAGAGCAGCACTCTCTCCCTTTTGATCCCGGATAGCTTCGATACGTTCTAATCCCTGCTGGAATACTGCAAGGTTAGGATCAATAGAAGTAGCTCGTTTAGACCCACCACCAGCTTGCTCTCTGCCATACTGAGATACAAAGAACTCACCAAGGCCAGCTAAGGCACCTATAGCAGATGGAGTTTCTACGGGTTGTATAGGACGTTCATAAGCTACTTCAGCCTGTAGTTTTGGGGCAAAGAGATCAGCCATTATTCAGTACCTTTCAGGATAGATCTTGCTGCTTGTAAAGCATACAACTTGTCTTGTTCGATTAGATTGTTTTGTATTTTCTGCCAACTCTTCTCAAGTGAAGTACCTGTAGATTTACGAAGACTTGCCATTTGAGAAGCAGAGAAACCAGAGAAGGCTATACGTTCATGCAACTCAGTCATCAACTGGATAGCTAGGTCAACATCACCACGATCACCCTCCATCAAGGTAAAGATACGTTCTGCATCTCTGTTGACTTCCTTACGGAAAGTAGAGAACTTCTTACCACTGGTGTAGATCTTATTCAGGCGGGTGTAGTTCTCGACTACTTCAAGAGGTGTGAAACCAGTTAGGGCAACAATACCATCTCCGATAGTCATTTCACTTTCTAGCTCAATACCATTCTTACTTCGATACACACCGTTGTTAAAGATGCCATAGGCTTTAGCTATGTTGTCCAGACCTGAGGGTTGACGTAGAAGCTTAATGCTTTCCTCAGTAAGTGTAGCTGTCTGCCCATGTACGAGGGCAGTGATGGCACCCCATGCTGCAGAGAACACACCCCCTGCAATCTCACCAGAAGGACCACCAAGAGCAGTGATTGTTTCTTCTTGGAATATCTTCTTGTATGTATCTGTGATGGCGTTTACAGGAGCAAGACGTTGACCTAAACCAATCTCTACATCACCACCTAGAGTAGCAACTAATCCGTCAAGCATACCATATTTCATTGTGATATACAAGTCACTATCTGGTGCAATGCCTAACTTTTCTCCAACATAGTCTGCTGCATTTGTAAGACCAAAACCTGTTAGACCATACATAGGAGCTAAAGCTACAAACAATCTAGCTCTTTCTGCTTTAGAGAAGTTACGGCCAACAAAGATACTTTCCATAGACCGTAGAGTGTAGGACAACCACTGTGTGGGTACTTTCATGAAGCCAGCTTGGATCTTACCACGAGACAGAGATGACATGTTGAATGTCAGATCCTGCTCACGACGAGTAATCCAAAGTCTAGCTTCATCAGATAATGCAGATACTTTAGGGAATTTAGCTTTGAACTCAAAGAATGCAGTGTTAATACCAGTTAGACGGGCGAGACGTTCACCCTGTTTAAATGGCATAAGACCTAGATCCAAACCTTTTGTTGTCAGCTTCCGTACATTGTACCCTGAACCCATGAGGGCAGAATACTTCATGTTCTCTCCATTCCAACCAGAGATACCAAAGCCAACTCCTGTACCATCTTCGATAGCATCACCATCTACAACAGAACGACCAGAGGTTTTGATGAACTCAATCAACTCTCCTGCATCTTTCTCAGAGATACCTGCAGCTTTAGCCACACGTTGTAGTGCAAGCTGTTGTAGCTCAGGTGTAGTGGCTCGTAAGGCACCACGCATGGGGATTGTCAGGGCAGCACCCTTGAAGCCGTGTACAGGGCTGATAGCCATAATTGTTGTGGCATGGAAAGACTGCATCATAAATTGAGAAATGTTACCAAAACCAAAGGCAGACTGGAAACCAATCTTCAACAAGCCGTTAGATGGATCACCAAGGTTTAGTTGCTTGCCTGTCTTGTCGAAGATATATTCTGCAACAGCCTGACCTTGACGTTCCATGAAGGTAGAAGCCTCATCCTTCATGTTCAACCTACGCATGGTAATGTCACGTAGTTCAGACATACGATTGGCAAACTCATCTGTACCAGAGATGTTAGCAGTACGGAACAAAGTCTCATAGTCTGTGGGTGAGACACCATCTGGGAACCAGTTACGTCCCTTCTCTTGTGCTCTCTTAACCCAGCCAACCATAGCATTCTGAGCATAAGCTCTGTTGCTGTAAGTAAAGATAGAGTTACCCATCTGTGCTAAGACAGAGTTGATAGGATCTTCGTTGTAGGCTCTACCACCGCCGAAGTCCATAAGCACATCATCATTACGGCGCATGTCAGCACCGATATAGTCTTCCATCTTCATGCCAGTGAAGACATCAGATCCATCTACATCACCTGACAAGATGTCATCGTTACGTCCACGGTAGGCAATGTTACCACGAGTTAGATCCCAACCTTCATTGGTAGCTAATTCCTGCAGATCATCGAAGCTTTGAATGCTGGGATTCCATTCGTTGTTAGCTCTAATCAACTCATCTATGTTGTTGTCACCATCAACGATAGCACGTTGAATACGACCCAACTGCTCAACAGCAGTACGAGCTTGCTTCTCAGAGAATGTACCCATCAAAGCTTTAAGACGTTTGTCACCCAACACAACGAAGTAATTAAGGTTAGGGTTAGATCTGGAACCACCGGGGTTGTAACCCATAACATCTGTTGGCTCAATGATACGAACCTGTTTAGGCTTGACAACATACTCTTGACCATCAGCCGTAGGTTTGTCTATCTTCCAGATCGGTATCTCTGTAGTTTCTAAGTCTTGCTTACGGATCTTACCGCCGAACTCACCATCGACTAGCTTGGCATCATCAGGTACGTCAGCAATGTTGACCTTTTTAGCAGGAGCATAGTAACCATCGAACACTTCTACTGAGTTACGATAACCCTTCTCAATGTATCTGTTGAGCATTGTAGAAGTCTTGAGCAAGTAGTCTGCTTCTTCAACAGCAGCTAATGCGTTGTAGGCTTCTTTAGCTTTCTCACTAGGAGCTAGACCACGAGGATGCATCTGTTGATACTTAACAGCAAACTCACCTTCTGTGTAACGAACACGAAGCTTAGAATCAACACCATCACGTAGTTGTGTGTAGACAGATTGAAGTGTGTATCTCTCTTGGGCGTTAAGACGTTGTAGTGACCTAGTGTACGGATCAACAAGTTCTTTGACAGCAGCACGACCAGACTCACTCATCTGAGCTATACGTGTCAGTCGGTCAACATCCCTAGCAGCAGAAGAACCCATCACTGAGTTGTTCATAACCTTGCCGACAGTATCCCGAATGATACCTGCCTCAAGACCTAAGCCCTCATCAAATGCCTTAGGCATACCTGACAAGTTAATACGTTCTGCCACCTCAATGACATATCCTTTAGACAGATCATTGACATCAACAGGAGCTACACGAGCACTCTCTACTTTCTCACCAATCTCTGCAGCTAGATCCTTGATACCCTGTGGGGCTGATCCATCTGCTAGTGGTTTGTAAACAGAACCATCAGAAGCTTTACCGAAACGAATGGTTGTAACGAAGTTACCCAATCCTTCATCAACTATTCTGTAGTCAAAGACTGGGTTACTAACATTCTTACGATACTTGTTGGCAATGTTCTTACCAGCAACCTTAATTGATCGTGGATCTGCAATACGACCAAACGTACCCTTCTGATACAGATCGTCAATGCCTTTGATAATCTCGTTCTCTGCAAACTTCTCTGTGAACTTGGCAGCAGAGGGACGTACAGGTTGTGGTGCTAGATCAAGATTAGAGGGTGCTACGTTACCCAAAACTTCTGGGTCAGGGGTAACAGCCAAAACTTTCTCTGCCGACTCAGACGCAGCCTCAGAGCCTCTGATGGCCCCTACTCTACCAATAGCAGTAGAAGACTTCATGGCAGTCTTGACACCAGCCTTAACACCGATTGCCAGTAACTCACCAGCACCGATAAGATCTAGGGCAACAAGAGCCTGATTGATACCTTTGTTTGGATCGTAACCTGCAGATATTGTTTCTGCTGTCAGAGCTTCCAGAGCACCAAGAGTGTCTTGGGCAAAGATACCTTCTTGACCTACTTCATCAGCATATGCTTCAAACCAAGCTCTGAACTCAGGGGCAGTCTTTGTTGCAGCAGCCGTAAGGATCTCTCTACTTTGTCTCTCAGTCTTATTAGTCAAGACTTCGATAGTACCGATAGGAGATACTTCCCGTAGGAAACGATCAATAGTATTCATCGTCCGTTGGAAAGGAGACTTAGTTGCTGCAACCTCAAACTTACGATCACTCAAGATCTCATGAGCAATCTGATAGTTCGTAGCTACACGAGCATCTGCTGCAGAGTAGTCGTAGTTATTTACAGCTAGAGCCTGTTCAGAGATAAAGTCTGGGTTGCTGTTAAACTCATTGTTCTTCTCACCAATGTCAGAAGCTTCGAGAGTTAGTTGGTCAACAGTCTTACCCTGCTCATAACCTTGCTGGAATACTTTGTAGTACGGGTCTGTTTCTGATTGACGTACTTTAGTCTTAGCCGCCTCAGTATCTAACTCTTCCCCGGTTACTGCAACAATATCCTCTGTTCTGTCGGTACGTTTTTCAACCATACCAAATTGTTCATCTAATGATTCGAAACTAATGTTGTAACCTAAAGGAAGAGAGTTAGCCATTACTGAACACCCGTTAGTAGTTGACTAGCTGTTGGTGGGGTTGGCCCTGCACCGATTCCAAGTGCCTTAAAACCTCCACCAGCTTGGAAGATTTGACCACCAAGACCTGCTATAGCTTGACCTGTTTGTGCTTGTGTACCAAAGGTTGTTGCCCTCTGACCTAAAGCAGTGATCTGTCCAGATAGTCCAGACATCTGACCTGCAAAGCCTTGAGTAGCACCAAGTTGAGAAGACAAAGAAGACAATCCACCGCCTAAGGCAGACCCACCAGTAACACCTAAAGCACCTGCTGTTGTTAAAGCCTGTGCTCTTTGTAACTGTGATTGACGAATAGCTGCCCGTTGAGAACGTCTAGTCTGTAATTGTTGTTGTCTCTGCTGAACAGCAGCAGCTTTTCTCTGTGCACTAGCTGCCTTTTGTTGTGCAGATATTGAAGAGACTGTTCCTACCACTGAGGCAATAGCACCTACAACCGCCATGTTATTCTCCTATGTATTTAGTATAAAGCCGTTCTGTGTTCTCGAAACCAAGTCTTTCAAGGACTGCATCGAATGGCTTATGTACTTTAGTGTTTACTGCAATAACAGATACACCCATTTTCTTTAAGTCTTGTTCAACAAACTTTATTAGTTTAAAGCCTACCAAACCTTTACGATACTTTGGATCGATATAGATAATGTCGTTAACTGCAAAGAGATGGTCTTTATAATGTGGATGAGGTCTAGCAACAACGATAAAGTAACCTACAAGCTGTTCATCCTTACGAACTGTATAGACACCTAAGTTGCCTGATGTATATAAAGCTTCATAGAAAGACCAATCAGGGTTTAGTTTAATCTTATCTTTGTTTAAAGCTATCTCTTCCCAATGTTTGTAGAAGAGTTCATCCACTTCTTCTTTTACTTTATAAAAGTCTTCTCTACTATAATTAAAACCGTTGGTTGACTGCATTAATTATTCCAAAGCCTAGTAGTACGAAGTCTTTACCCTGTTCACTCTCGAACCTGAGCCTCATACTACGGCCATGCCCTCTCATTTTTAATCGTGTGGTTACGACCTTCTCAGGAT